GCGACGGTAGCCTTTGACGGTACCGTAAGTGGATTTAATCAGCGTCAGCACGGCGGTCTGGGTTAGGGAATCCCACACGTCGCTCATCGGTTTCAACACGTTAAACAAGGGGACCGGTGTGCCGATGGTGATGCCGTCCAACGGGATGCGGTACAAGGGCATGTCGTAGGTGGTGCCCCCGTCCAACGGGCTGGTGGTGTTCACGGCGGGGTCGGCGGGCGTGCCCGTGGTGGGCGTGCCCCTGACCACCACCAGTTTCGCGCTCTCAACCGACTGCGAGCCCTTCGCATAGCGGCATACGATGAGGTCGTTGCGTTTCTGACCCTGCGACCCGTTGGTGACGATCAGGTCCTCGGGCGTGCCTTGGCTGACGTGACGGCCCTGCATGACCAGCTCGCCCGTGCCGATGGTCACCTTGTTCGCCGAAACGACCGTGATCTTGAGCTTGTCATGCACGTTCAGGACATAATCATCCAAGCCGAGAATGCCGGCGTTCAACCCAGCCGCCTGCTCCGCCGTGGCGTGCGCCTTGCCCGCATGACCGGTGACGAGTTCAACCATTCCGCTTGCCTCCGTTCTGCATCCAACTGTCGAAGCTGTTATCAAAGTCCTTGAGCTTGTTCACATAGTCCGCGTAATCCTGATCGCAAAACAGGTAGTCGTGGCCCGTGCCGGTGGAGTCCAGCCGGTTGACGTTGTACCACGTCTTGATATCCGGATCGTCCAAGTCCTTGTACCATTTGTTTCTGCCGCAACGGTCGCATTGCATGACCGTCGCATTGTCGATACGCGCCATAATGGCCCCCTTCCTAATCGGCCTCATAATCGACGGACAAGACGCCGCCCGAGACCTTGACGATTTTCTTGGTTATCGAAGCGTTGACGGTGATGCCGGTGAGATTATCCCTTGCGGTCACGGTGTCGCCAACGTCGAACACCACGTTCGCGTCATCACGGACGGTGACCTTCACGTCACCCTCGGATTGCAGTTCCTGCAACTTCTCACGTGTCTTCTGATTCAGCTCGGCGGTTTCGGCGTTGCTGTAGTCGTAGACCTGCGTTATCTCGTCCACGCCCTTGAGCGACTGGGATTGGCTGACGTTGCCTTTCGCGTCCGCATACCAGTGGACGACCACGCGGGCCGCCAAATCGCCCTTGCCCAGGCCGATGAGATGGTTCGGTTTGCGCCACGTGCGGGTCGCGTCGAAATCGATGAGGTCGCTGTTAATCGAGTCGCCGTAATGCGCAACCGGTTCGGCCCAGATGTTGACCTGGCCGGACGTATAGGCGAGCCTGAGTTTCAGTCCGTTGGCCGCGCACATCTTCCGCAAACCCGTATAGCAGTCCGTGTAGCGGTCGAACCGGTAGCTTTTGATGGTCTGCGCGCCGGCAGTGGGCGAGTCCACCGCGTCGAACACGCCGTCAAGGCCGACGCGACTGATGAGCGAGCCGATGACCGTGCTGGCCGTGCCGCTCACGGTGAGATAATCCTTGCCCCTATCAGGCTCCAAAATCTTGTTCGCCAACATGCCGTGCCACGTGCGACCGCCGTAGGTGAGGGTGCTGCGGCCGTCCTTCAGCGAGTCCTTCAGGGAGTCCACGACGCCACCGCACTCGCCGCCGTCGAAATACACGTAGCTACCGGCATCGATGAGCCTGTCCACGGTCAGTTCGAAATCGTTCTCGTCCGCGCCCCACGCGGCGTCGAGCGTGAAGCCCTCAAGGCTGGCTTGGTCCACGTGGCTCGCATCGGTGACGATCAGTTCCACCATGGTGGCTCGCTTTCCTCCTGATAGACGGTCAAATCGACGCCGAAGCCGCTCCACTGCACGATGGAATCGCCGGCCGGTATCGGCTGGAAGATGTATTCGCCCCCGTTGAGACCGGTTCCGCGCCGGCCCTTGTCGAACACGTTGGTCTCGTCGCCGTTCTCGGCGGTCATGACGATGGTGCGACGGCCTGCAATCGAGGTGACGGTCACGTAGGAGCCCGAGGGTATGTCCATGTCGAGCGCGTACGTGTTGCCGCCCAACGTGAGTTGCGGGTTCGACACCGGCCCGAATATCACCATCTGGAACGGCATGGCAGTGGGCATGGGATTCGAGGCCACCGCGTTCCTCGTGGTCGCCAGATAATCATGCGGATAATCATGCGGATAGTCGAGGTCCAGTCCGGGCGTGAGCGCGTCGCTCCAGAAGTGCTGCGATTCCCCGGCCTTACGCCAGATGCCGTCAAGCATGACCACGGTGAGCTTCTGCTGGATTATCACCGGCGTGATGGTCTGCGGCTCCGCCTTGACCACGTAGGCGCGAGTCGTCCAGCCGTCAGCATCAAACATGCCCGGCGTTCCTGCGGCAACGTCGGCATCGAACAGGCGGCGCGTCCAGTCCACCTTCTCGGGGCAGCGGACATAGGTTAGGTCAAGCTCGGCCTCGCGCGCCGTACGACTTACTCCGGTCAGACTCCGGTATCCGAGGGTGTACGACCATTCGCGTCCACGCAGCCCATCCGCCGTCTGAGCCCAGATACCGGGCCCTTCCAGTGGGATCGTCTCACCGGTCGAGGCGCATATATAACTAAGCGATCGCATTGCGTATCACCCTTCCGAGTTCACGACCATCCACCTCGATGCCAAGCTTCTCCATAATCAGCGGCATATCCGCGTGCAGTGCGCGCAGTTCCGACAGGAGTTCGCCAAGCAGCTCACCGGACGATGTTTCGCTGCTTGTGGGAACGGCGGTTCCAACTGACTTCACGCCGTATCCGGCAGCTACGTCCGGGGTCGTGAACCTCGTAGATGCGACACCGGAGGCCATGTCGTTCATGCTGGCCATGACGGCAGCTTGGCTGTTGCTGATGCCCTGGGCGAGGCCGAGGCCGATGTTCCGACCTATCTGGTCGCGGAACAGGCGTGATGGCGAGTGGATGCCGAGCATGTTCTTCACGTCGGCGATGGCGTCTTTCACGCCGCCGAGAATGGCGCTGCCGACTTGGCCGATACTGCCCGTGATGCCGTTGATTATGCCCTGCACGATCTGCGAGCCGATGGACACCATGCGTCCCGGTATGGATGCAAGCGTGTTGACCAGATTGCTGAGGAACTGCTGTCCCGCCCGCAACGCGCCTGATGCCATGCTGCTGGCGAACGAGCCAACCGCACTTATCGCGCCGGAAAGCCCGGCGCCGATGCGTCCGGGCACCTGCGAAATGTAGGAGCCGATGGACGAAAGGAACCGTGAGCCGGCGTTGACCGCGTTCGACGCCATTTGCCCGACGAAGCTGGCTGCGGCGCTTATCGCACCGCTCAGCCATGAGCCTACGTTCGACGGAAGCTGGGAGATGAACGTGCCGACGTTGCTGAGGAACTGGGAGCCTGCGGAAAGCGCGTTGGCACCCATCTGCGCGGCCCAGCTCGCCACCGACGCGACCATGGAGGTCAGCCAGTTCCATATGTTGCCCGGCAGCTGCATAAGGAACGTGCCGAGGTTCGTGAGGAACTGCTGGCCCGCAGAAATCGCCTGAGAGCCGAGCTGTGCGGCCCACAGCACCACGAACGTGATGCCGTAGGCGAGCCAGTAGGCTATCGTCGCCGGAAGGTTCGTGAGGAAGTTCGCTATGTTCGAGACGAACTGCTGGCCCGCCTGCAATGCCGACTGGCCGAAGCTCACCGCCCACGTGCCAATCGACGTGATAAGGTTCGACAACGCCGTTCCGATTGCGGAAGGCAGTTGCTGGAACCATTGAATGACGGATTGGATCGCGTTAGGAATCGTCTGCGTGAAGAAGTTCGCGATGTTCTGGCCGAGACCGGTGACGAACGACACCACCGACTGCCACGCGGAAGAGAGGAACGAGGTGAACGCCGCCCACGCCTTGCGGCCTGTCTCGGTCTGCGTGAAGAACCAGACAAGAGCCGACACAAGGGCCGCTATCGCGGTGACCACGAGAACAATTGGGTTTGCGTTCATTGCCGCGTTGAGCACCCATTGTCCGGCTGCGGCGATTTTCGCCGCCGCGTCGAACGATTTCAATGCGGTGACGGCTGCGGATATGAGGCTCGCCGTCTTGAACGCCGCGAAACCACCCGCGATGCCAGCAATGATGGTTCGTATCGCATCGCCGTTGCCGATCGCCCAATCACCAAGCGACTGCAATGTGGACGCGAGTTTTTCGACAAATGGGGCGGCGGCGTTGAATGCGTCGCCCACGAGCTGGCCGATGGAGGCTGCGACGCCACCGTTCTGACCGACCGCGAGGAAACCGGTTACTGCGTCTGACAATCCCTGACCGAGTTGCGTGAGGCCCTTCCAGAGTTCGCTGAGCGAAGCGAGGAACGCCTGCACGCCGCCGCTGTCGGAAAGCGTGCCGATGAAGATGCTCACGTTGCGGGTAAGCGCGATCCACCAGTTGACGAGAGGGGAGATGATGTTGTTCAATCCCGTGAGGAAGTTCTGCAAGCCCCCGCCATTCGTGACGGCATCGAGCAGACTCCCGCCGAATGCCTGCGCGTTCGCCGCCAGACCTTTCAGATACATGCCGAGCTGCCCGAAATCGGACTTCCAGATCGACACGAGCGGCTGCGCGGCCTGCGCCGCCTTGCCGAACCAGCCTTTCACGCCGGTGACCATGCTCGCCGCAGCGTCGCCGACCTTGCCGAACTGGCTGGAGAAACCGTTAATCGCTCCGGCTATGTTCTCCACTCCCACGGCCTCGATGACCTTCTGCACGGCCTTGGCGACGCGGTTCTTCACGTTCTCCATGGCCGTGCCGATGCCCTGAGTCGCGTCCTTCGCCTGCTGGGCGAACGAGGCGTATTTGCCGAAACCGTTCTGGTTCAGTTCCATGACCTTCTTGTTGAAATCATCGAAACTGATCGACCCGTTTTTCATGGCCTCATACAGGTCGTTTGAGTTCTTCCCTGCGCCCAGCATGGCCTCGGCCACTTGGTTGAGCTGGCCCGGCATGGCGGCCTGAATCGAACGCCATGCCTGCATGTCCACTTTGCCCGCACTCAGCATTTGCGTGTACTGGGTGAGCGCGTTCTCCTGCTCCATCGTGCTTGCACCGCCTGCAAGCATGGCGTTGTTGAACGCCAAAGCGATGTCGGTGGCCTCGTCGAGGTTCGAGGTCAGTGGGGCGAGCTGCTGCACCATGCCGGTCATTGCCGAACTTGTGGTCGGCAGGCCGTCCAAGGCGTTCGAAATCTTCTTGATGGATGCGGCCGCGTCCTGCGAACTGTAGCCGAGGTTTTTCATGACCTTCGGGAAATTGTTCATCTGATCGGCGCGGCCGACCGCGCTGCCGATGCTGTTCGAGATGACGCCCATAGCCTTGGTCGTGACCGCCGCAGCCGCGCCGATGATGCCTCCCTTGGCGAGCAGGCCGGACGCGAAGCCCTTGCCGGCCTGACCGCCGCCCTTGCTTCCCGCGTTCTGGGATGCGTCGCCGAACGCCTTTTCGATGGCCTTGCCGACGCCTTCCATCGAGGGGACGATGGGCACGTAGGCGGTCGCGAGATTATAGGCCATTGTTTCGCCTTCCTCTGTTTGGTTATGGTTGTCCGGTCTGCGGTCGGTTCCTCACACTGTTCACGGTCGTGAACCGTTGGTTCATGAATCGGTCGAGTTGTTCGACGGTCATGCCCACGGCCTTGATGGTGCGCGTGCGGCGTACGGTATTCCCATCGGGGTTTTCGGGCTGCTGGCCGGATTCGTGGGATGATTTTGGCAGTGGATTGCCTGGACGCGGCAACGGATTGGGCCGAGGACCTCGTTTCTTCGGGTCCTCGTTGCCCCACATCCACAGGTTCATCTGTTCGATGCGCAGCACGGCGAGATACTGGTCGAACGTCCACGCGCGCGCCGTGTTCAGTTCTTGCCAGACACGCGATCCATCCGGCAGATTCACGGCCAGCAGCGCGGCCTGCATGGGCGGAAGGTCTCGGACGGCAAGCCCGTACTCTCTTCTCATGTCCGCCGCCAACTGGTCGGGGCAGCGGTCGAGAAGGAGCACGAGCGTCATGAGTTTGGGAAAGCCTTACCCATCTCCTCGAACAGCTCGGTCAGGAAGGTGCCCATAGTTTCGCCGTCGATGCGCCCGTCTGCGCCTCGCAATCCGTTCTTGACCTTGTCGTATGAGCCGCCGAGAAGTCGGCGTAGGAACGGGATGATCTGCAAGGCGTTGCCCTTCGGATCGGCCTGAAGGTCATAGAGCGATTCCATGAACTCCCAATCGTCCAAAACCTTCGGGTCGATACCGATATCGATTCCACGGACGTTGACACGGCGAACCGTATTCTTGGACTGCTTGTGGTCCTGTGGATGGCTGGCAATCTGGTTGGCGTTTGTGTTGCGGTGGCTTCGGTTGCGTGACATTCTGATTCTCCTTGATAAAAAAAGCGGTTCTCTCCTTGACGGTTAAAAAAGGGTTCCCCTCGCGGCAAGGAGAGAAGAAAGGAATCCGCGAGGGGAAGCGTTGGCTAGTCGAGCCGTTGCGGTCACGGTCAGAGACTCTGGTCTTTTGGGATGCCGATATATTCGATGGAGGTGACACCATCGCCCATGTCGTTCGCGTTCACAGTGAGGTCATAGCCGAGCACGTCGCTCGAATGCATCTGGCGGTCGCCGAATTCGGAACGGGTTGCGGAACCGATGACGGTACGGTCCTTCACGTTGCCGGTTGCAACGATCTCGAACACGAGCGAGACCGGTGTATCGTCGGGCATCTGATGCTTGATGACCATGCTCTTGTCCTTGCCGGTCACCGCGTCGTTGCCGTAGCGCATCTGCGCCGCTGCCTTGCGCAGGAACTCGATGAGCACGAACTGGTAGCTTTCGGAGTAGCTGGAGACGACTTTCATCACGGTCGTACCGTTCACGTCCTTGACTTCGGCGGTGTCGGTGTCGGTCGTGTTCGTGATGCCGTCCTCGCTGAGGTAGCCGATGAGCTGGAAAGCGGGGTCGAGCTCGCTTTCCGAATCGGTGGGCAATGCGGTGCCGACGGGTGCCGCGTACGCGTAGCCGCCGACCTTGAACTTGCCGAACGACACGTTTGTGGAATCGTTCTTCGTTGTTGTTTCATTAGCCATGATTAGGCCCTTTCTGGAAATGATGCTCATTCGTCGGTCTTGACGGTGAGCTGGATGAGTATCTGGTAGCGTGGCCGTCCGTCCGGCATGGGGAAGTCGGTCAGGCCGGTGATGTCCCAATCGGCCACCTCGGGCAGTTCAACGATGCGTTTCAACCGTGGCAGCACGAGACGCTGTGCCACGTCCGAAGCCTCCCAGCGTGAAGCGGCCCACACCTGCACAGCGATCAATGGTCTCGACACGAACCAGCCCTCCGAACCTCCCGTGCGTTCCACAGTGACGAACGGGATACGGTTCGTGGCGCTGGATTCGGCGGGAACCTCGAAGCTCGCGGGATAATCCTTGAGTTCGGGTGCCGCGTTGAGCCAGTCCATGACGAGCTTCTCCGCGTTCATCAGCCGCCTCCCAACGCCTTGGCGAGCGTGTCGCGCACGGCGTTATCGATGCGCGCGGCGAGATTATCCGTATGCACGAGCACCGTCGCGCCCTTCTCGTTCGCCCGCGGGCCCTCCGCCGTGTACGACGGCTGCCCCGCGTGAGTCGGCGCGGCCATGGAGTTGGCGCGGGCCGCGATCTTCTGTGCCTCCGACAAGGCGGCGCGAGCGCCCTCGTTGCGCCTGTACGCCTGGAATGCCGAATAATGCAGTTTCACCCGTTTCATGCACTATCCCTCCGCGTCGGTGACTTCGACCGTGAGATTCCATGCAGTCGGCTTCATGCCGCCGCCCAATGGCCTCGGGTCTCCGATCACCTCGTAGTCATGCCCGTCGATGCGCACCCCCGCCCCACGCAGGCTGCGGAACTCATAGGAGCGGGGGAACAGGCACGTAAACGCCACGGTCACTCCGTCAGGGCGCAGCGAATCGGTTGCATTCGACATGGCACCCGGCGAGACGAGCACGTTGCCCACCGATTCGATATCGACCTTCGTGACGGGCGAACCGCCCGGGTCGGTCTCGCCCGTGGGCGTGTAGCGCACCACTTTCACGGTTTCGCCCCTCATGACGCCTCCCCGTTCGACAGGTCGATGCTGTAGAAGCGTTGACCGGTGAGCCTGAGCGCCTTCTTCTGCCCCTTGGACAAGTAGAATTCGCCGCGAGGGTTCGCGAATGTCATGGATTGGGTGAAATTCCCCGCCGTGAGGCTGAGATTGCTGGCACCGGTGGTGTCGAACCCCGCGCCCTCGGTCTGTATGTCGGACGAGATCGCATCCTTGGCGAGCTCGCAGGCGATGCGTTCAAGCGTCGCCCGCGATATGTTCCGCCAACCCGGGCATTGTTCGCGGAGGAACTGCGAAGCATCGGCCAGCCGCTGATCCACATAATCGGGGTCATCCGGCATCTGCTTCCAGCGTTTGGCCAATTCCAAATGCGTGGCAAATGGGTTTTCTCCCGTGTCGTCGAACATGGCGGCCTCCTTAATGTCGGGATGCGATGATGCCGTAGCCGCGTGCTGCGGCCGGCAGCTTCAGTCCCATGGCCATCACTTTCCGGTGGCCTACGCCGCTACGGCGGAGGCCGGCGCGATGACGTAGGCCGGGAAGCGCTTGGCCTTGTCCGGCTGCACGTCGTTGATCGGGTTGGCGATCTGGAAGCCCACGCGGAACACGACTCGCATGGCCACACAATCCTGCTGGGCGAGATTCAGAATCACCTTGCCGTCGTCGTCCGTGATAACCGCCTGGTCAAGCAGCTTGTAGGTGATGTCCTGACGGATGCCGACCACGAAGTTCGACCAGTCGGCACCGAGCAGCACGGCCTTGGTGGTATCCCATGCGCCGTTGTCGACCTCGTTGAGGCCGAAACCGTACAGGGTGGACGGCGCACCGGAGGCGAGCGAGGGCACGTAGATCGGGCTGCCGTTGGCGTTACGCAGGCCGATAAGCTCCCAGTTGAGGCCCGGCTTGCTGGCGAAGCCGTTCATGGCGAACCCCTGTTCGGCGAGCTTCTGGCCCATGGTGGCCACGTCCTTGGCGAGGTCCTTGCCCTGGGTGAGCGTGTTATGCGCCGCGATGGCCTGCGGGATGATGCCGTCGGGGAAGCTGGACGGTTTGTCCACGCCGAACAGGGTGGCCTGATCCAGCTTGTAGCCGAGCGCGGCCGCCAGTCGCGGCTGCACCTCGTTCCACAGGGGGATGCCGGAGTCCGCGATCACAGCCTCGGGGATCGGCACGATGGCCGCAAGTTCCTCGGCCGTGATGCTCAGGCCCGACCACTTCATCTTCGTGGTCTGTTTCAGGCCGGTATCACCGCCCACCCAGTAGGCGATCGGCTTGGAGTCAAGCACCGGCTGCGTGCGCGTGCGGGTGCTCATGCGAATCTGACGCATACGGGTCAGGGACACACTCGACTTGGGAGCGTCCTGGATAATCTGGGTGGCGTATTCGGTGGGGATGAGTCCGCCGCCGAGATCGCCGCTGGCGATGATGGAGTTCACATTGGAAGCCATCATGGTTCCTTTCTAATCGGGATGAGTTTTTATTTGGTTTGGAGGTACTGGTCACGCAGCCAATCGCCGGAAGCGCCGGAAGGTGCTGGCGGCTGGTTGGATTCGGAGGAGGCGTGCACGTTCGGCTTGGTCTTCTCGGTGATGTAGTCGGCGAGCGCCTTGCCGTTGGCCTGCATCTCTTCGAGCGTGGAGCCGTGCAACAGTCCGATGGGCACGCCGGTTTCCTTGGAGACCTGCGTCTTCCATTCGTTCTGCTGTTTCTCCGCCTCGTAGGCGGCGTTGGCGGCTTCGAGTTCCTTGATGCGTTTGGCGGTCTTTTCGGCTTCGGACAGTTGGGCCTCCTTGAGCTGTTGCAGTTCGTCGGCGGCGGCTTTGTTGTCCTTGGCGCGTTTCTCCCATTCGCGGGAATGGGCGATGGCCTCCTTGTATTTGGCCTCGTAGTCGATTTCGGGCGGCTTCGCTCCGTTATCGGTCGGTGCCGGCTGCTGGTTGCCGTTGGCCTCTTCGGTCATGGTTCCTCCTATGGTTGGGGCCCGTTTCGGGCATAAAAAAACCACCCGTGCGGGTGGTCAGGGAAAATCTCAGTTCGAGTGCGACGGTCGGGGAACCCCGTAGCCGTCCTTGTAACGGTCGGGGTAGAGTCGGCGCATCACATAGGTGATCGTGTTCGGGTCGTTCGGATTCTCGGGGTCGCCTTTCGTGGTGGCCTTTATCATCCGATAGGTGTCGTCGTCCAGTTCGCCGTTCTCGATGAGGCTGCGTGCGTGCATGTATTCCGAGTACATGCGGTCTGGGTCGTAGCCCTCGATGTGCGCTTGGTCCCTGTCCCATTCGGGGACGATCTGGCAGTCGCAATTGTCGTGGAACAGGCTGAACGAGCCTTTGGCGTATTTTGCGGTTTTCTCGCTGTGGTACACCCAGCCGCGCGAGCAGAGCATCGTGCAGAACGCGCACGTCTTCGCACCTCTCGGCACGCGCGCGTACCGGGGTTTGGACGGGTCGTGCTCGCACAGGCGGGCAACGGTCTCTCGCCCCGAATACATGACCCAACGCATCATCGCGCCGGCCAGATACGCCTGCATGGTCTGCGGGTCCGTCCACAGGTGGCCGGCCTGCCAGCGTATGGTCTTGTCGATGCCGTCGCCGGGGAACGAGTCGGATAGGTCGGACTCCCATGGTTCTGGCACCGATTCGCCACGGACGCGCATATACCATTCGTAGGCGGCCTGCGCCGCGAGGTCGCCGTATTTGGCGACCAGTTGCGGCACGTAGTCGAGCAGCATGTCACGCTGCCATTCGGGGCTGAGCTGTTGCAGCGTCTCCCACAGTTTCGCCAGATCGTGGCGAGCCAGTTCCACCGCCCTGGTTTGGCTGGCCTGTAGCTGATTCAGCTGTTGGTTGTCCGTCATCCTTGTTGCCTCCGTTCACGAGGGAGTCAAGCACGCTGCGGGTCTCGGCCTTGCGCTTGTCGGCCAATAGGCGTGTGATGTCGGAATCCGTGTAGCCGAGCTTTTCCAGAATCACGTCGGAGTTGGCGAGCCATGGGATGGCCGTCACCTGCTTCACGATGGCATCGGAGAGCGCGGCCTGCGATGGGCGTTCGGGGTCACGCCAGTTGACCTGAAGCCGATTGAGCTCGTCGCTGTCCTCGCTGGTGCCGTTGAGGATGGCGATGTCCCTCGCGGCCTTGCGTAGTTGCACTCCGATGGCGCGGCAGGCGTTCTTCGCCTCGATGACGAGCTCGCTTTCGGCCGCCATGATCGCTTCGGACGAGGAGGGGCCGGAATCCGTCATCACGCCGAACTGGCTGAGCGGAACTCCGGTCGCTCCGCTCATGCGTGCCGCGAGGGCGCGAAGCATGTCGGTGTGCGGCTGCATGGTCATCTGCGTGAACTGGCCGATGACGGGCGCTTGGCCGTCCTCGTTGAGGCTGATGTTGAGCATCTTCGAGATGGTGGCTTCCCAGCCGGTCAGTTTCTTGCCGTTCTTGTCCTCTGGCGGTTCGTCCGCGCCGATGAGGTAGCGTTGCGGGCTCGAATAGAATTCGGCGCTTACCTCCATGCGCAGCATGGTGCGCACCGCCGTGTCGGTGATGCTCATGACCTCGCGGCTGATGCGCGAGCGGCCAAAGGGGCGGTTCAGGTCCTGATGGTAGGGGATCAGGTAAACGGGCACATGATCCATGTACGTGTTCCGGGGAGCGTCCGCATGATAGCGGCCTGATTGCGTGCGGCGGATGCGAATCGTGTAGCCGGGCATGTAGAGCATGAGTTCGGAAGGCACGATGGTGTTCGTCTGCGCGTACTGTGAGCGGTCGATATCGGTTATCGACAACGCCGCCGACAGCCCGCGACGGGCGTAATCCCACAGTCCCGTCTCATAGAGGGCGCTGCGGAACGATACCGACACCTTGGAACGCAGGCCGTCTTCCGGTTCCGCGCTGCGCACGTTCAGGAACGAGCATGAATGGGTGAGCGCGCTGCGGATGGCCTGCGGCAATTCCACGTCGAAGTCGTTGTCGGAAAGAATCGAATCCAAACCCAACGGGTCGCGGCTGTCGTCGCCGACTCCGACGAAACCATCGAACACGATGCGGTCGGCCAAAGCGTCCACCGATTTCTGCGGCCAGCCCACGACCTCGCTTATCCCCGCCATGCTGTCCGGCACGGCGATGGACAGATTCTTAAGCTCGTTTCGTCCGTCGTAGTATTTGGTTCGTAAAAGGTTACGTTCGAGCTTCTGGGACCATTGACGTATCATCAAATCCCACGGTTCTCGGCATTCCTCGGGCAGATTATCGACCTGCACGTTTTCAAGACTGGGAATCTGCATCAGAATGCCACCGCCTTCGCTCTTCTGCCTGGATGACGCTTGGAAGTCTTGACGTTCCAATACGCGAGAGCCACCGCTTCCACGGGGCTCACGTCGATGTTCTCCATGGACGGCTCGTAGCCGAACCCGTCGCCGATTTTCCTGTGCTTCGCATGACCCACCGCCTCGTCAAGCAGAGGCTGGCCGAAATGGGTAAGCCTGTGATCGTTCACGGCCTGTTCGAGCATCGAACAAGCGTCCGCCATGTCGGAAGGACGCGGAACCACGATCACTCTTTTGGACACGCCCTTATCGATGAGGCTGTTGACCAGAGTAGGCGCTCCAACACGACCGTCTACGACGATGCCGATGGCCTTGCGCCACCGTTCCGCACCGTCCTTCTCGGCGGCCAGCCAATCGGCCAGCCAACCGGTGCCACCGCGCATACTGCGCGAAGCGATGACCTCCACGTGAGGCAATTCACCCGACTTGCTGGGCGGGCGCACGCACGCCACGAGGGTGACGTTCGCGCCGTCCGCACTGAACTTGACCGCATACGAGTTATAGCCGTCCATGCAGGGCCTGTCGGTCTTGCACTTGGCCCACTCGTCAACATCGATATCGGACAACGCGCCGGCCTGATCGTTCCACCAGCCGAGACGCTCGCGGGCGAAACCGTCAGTGGTCATCTTCTCCGATTCGGAAACGACCACGCTCTTCAGCAGTCGTGTGCCGAGCGATGGATTGTATCGGTACCAGCGTTGCTGGTCGTGCACGTCGCCGATCTCGTTCGCCGCCCATTCGAACCAGCACAGGTTCTTCGGCGGCTTGTCACGATGCGCGTTGCGGCGCATGCGAGCGAACACCGTGCCCGGAGAGGTCGGCGGGGTCGGCGTGCCCGTGTAGATGGTCAACGGATTGCCCGAAGGTGCCGAGCTGATGGCGGGCTGTATGGCCTCCATCTGCTCGTCGGTCAGCTCCTGCGCCTCGTCGCACACCAGCACGTCCACCGTGAAGCCACGGCCCGAACTCTTCGAACGGGCGATGAACTCAATGCTGCCACCGTTCTTCAACACGATGGCCTCCTGACCGTTCGTGGCCCGGATATAGGTGACCAACTCCGCCAGTTCGGGGAACTTGCGCGCGTTCTCGAAATAGTATTTCATACGCAGGAAATGCTTGCGGCAGGTCTTCACCTCATGCGCCGTATGCAGGATCTTCATGCCGAGGATCGCGGCAAGGTACAATTCCGTGAACTCGAGAATCGCGTTCTTGCCGTTCTGACGCGGCACCGCGCACCCGCAATCCGACGCCGCCCATTGCAGCTTCGAATCCGTGGCGAGCCAACCCTCAAGCACGATGCGCTGCCACTTGTCCGGCTTCATGTCGTAGCCGGCAGCGAGCGCGCACGCCTCTCCTCCCTCGGACTGCACGTGCTTGGGAACCAGAGCGAAGCTAGGTTCCTGTACGCCTCTTCGTCTTGCCACCCTCGATCACCCTCAGCTTCCGTCGTTCGGCTATCTCGTCAAGCGGCGTATGCCGCTCCTGCTTCTGGACTTCCGCCGGCATGATCTGGCTGCGCGCGGCGGGCGTGACCCCGTAATCCTGCAACAGCTTGTTCAGTATGGGCACGCTGGCGAAATTGCCGGAACCCCAGATATCCGCGTGGATCAGTGCGGCGTTCATGAGGTTGTCCCAGTCGGCCTCCGTCCACGAGTCCGCGCCTGGAGTGGAAGCCAAATGCTCCCACCATCGCACGGTCGCCTCCGGCCATTCGATGCCGTCAGGCAACTGTGGCTGCGTTATCGTGGTCTTGGCCAACTGGATCACCTCGAATCAATGTCTAGGAGCCGCTGGAGCGACTCGCGCGAGCGGAACCGGCGGCACGAGAGAAATCAAACTCGCCCTGCACGTATCTCGGACGCATGACAATCACCTCCATCGGGAAATCAGGAGCCGGAGGAACGCGAGCCGCCGCGAGAAAAAGCGCTGCGGATACGACCGACCACATTACGCACCGCACTACCGGCACGCTGGAACAGGTTACGCACGATCCACCTCCTTTCCAGTAACGATGTGGACAAGAAAAATCGGGATCTACCGTTTCCAGCCTGCACTGCGGTATCTGTTCCATTCGTCGTTGAACCGCTTGTCGAACGCCCGGTCTCGGCGTGCCTGGGCGTTCTTCCATGACTGAGAAACGCCGGCTTCAAGATCGCTGACTCCCTGTTCCTTGCGTTTCTTCATCAACGCGCGCATCTTGAGGGTATCCTGCCATAGCTTCGATATACGTTCGTCGGATAAGCCCTGTTTGCGGTATTGGGATATTCGCTCTTTCGAGAAGCCGACGCCGGAAAGCGTTGAGCCCTTCGAGCGTGAGCGGGATGAGTTGCCGCCGCTCCCGCTGCTGGACGAGCGGGAAGCCGAAGAAGAGCCGCGTCGCATGAGAACCTCCCAATGAAAAAGCCGCCACATAGGGACGGCTTGAACGAAAAAAATATTGTTTACCGGTTCACGATCCGCTCGATCGCGACGCGGAACGGGACGCACTCACACGCAGGGCGGACATACCGCCACCGGATGAACCGGAAGAGCGACGCCCATACCCCGTATAGCGGATATCGTTGGTGCTCGCATAACGGACTCGCCTCATAACTCACCTCCCAGCTTCCGAGCTACGGCCATACCATCGAGGTATTTATCTCCGAGCTTGCGAAGACCATACTCGGCAAGGAAAGAATCCTTGTCGTCTCGCAACGGGAACGCGATGGCGAACCAGTGTTCGGAATCGGTCGGCTCCACGAGCTTCCTGGGACTGCGAGCCTCGACCAGCGCCTTGTGCAGGGCGGCGAACTCGGCGAGACAATCCTTCTCCAGATCATCGGAGTACTTGACATCGGCGAGCGGGTCAGGCGTCTTCTCCGCGAACCCGAGACCACCACCGAACCCGACTCCGGCACCGAACGCCACGGCGGACGACTTGGCCGGCTTGTACGGGGCGAGTAGCTTCTCGACATCACGGTACGCATAGATCCGGTGGTTTTCGCCGAAGCCAAACCGTTCACGCCACCGCGCCATCTCGGCGGGGGAGGGGAAACACAGGCACAGCCAGAACTCGGTGTCGGTCGCATCCACGAAACGCTTGCGCTCCGCACGGGCGCGCTCCCGGTACTCCTTCGCGTTCTCGTCCAGATCCTCCGGCACCGGCTTCACAGCCTTCTTGCCCTTGGGCTTCTTGGAAAAGTCGAACTTGAAATCACCTGACATGATCCACCTCCAACAAGGGGAACCATTCAAGCAGCGTCGCGTAATCGTCCGGTGCCTTGTCCTTGAGCACCTTGGTGAAACGCTTGTCGATGCCGTCGAACGAACGCCCGAACCACGCATAATCACACGGCAGCTCGATATGATGCCCGCGAATGCAGTCCAATACCTCGCCCTTGAGCCAATCCCCGATAGGACTGACCTTCTTGAGGTTGCGCCGCCAGTACCCGTACTGGACGAACGCGCCGCGACGCTGAATCGAATCGGCGGCGCGCACGCCATCCGCGCACCACGTGCTCTTATCCAAGCCCACGTCGGCGCGGATGAAATCCCACATCTGCTCATACGACGGCTCAGGCAAACGCGCCGCCTCGATATAGCGCAACCGTTCGGGAGCCTGGAACACCGCATTGTTCAACCACCGGTACAGCGACGGGTGCGGATACCTTTTGATTCGGGTCTGGAACTTCTGCTCGAAATAATCCAGCTCCTCGTCCACGAACCTCAAACCGGGCACATAGTACAAATACGCGGGAACGACCTCGATGCCCATATCCCGCATCGCCAGCCACGCGGCTATGGAATCCTTGCCGCACGAAAACGCCAACAACACGGGCCTGCCATCAGCGGCCAGCTTCTCGCGCACCGCCAGACTCGTACCCTGATTGCGGATAACCGTGGTCACTTCGGCCACCTCCTTCCCGTCATGCGAATAAACCGCGAACGCGAATAAAACTCGACACCGGCACGCCGGAAACTCGACTCCGACGACTCCACGAACACATGCAACCCATGTCCACTGGACGAAACCTCCGCATAGATCACATCCGGCAACAGCTCCAACGCCTTCGCGGGCGGACTGGTCAAATCAACATGGTCGAAATCCCAGCACGCAAGCCCATCGCCGAGCATGATGCCATAGCCGTCGCCGGCCTTCGAGCGCATGACCTCCGGGTATGACGCCCAGGTATCGGGATCAGTCGAACTGGCTGGTGACCCATCGCACATAATCGGGCGCTTGCCATCGGCGCGCACCCAACGGCGCAATGCCTTGAGTTCCTGCGGTATCTGATGTTTGCGGCTCCACGCCTTGCGGCATCTGTCCGAGCAAAACAGTCTCGGACGCCTAGGGTTCGGTGTGGATTGAAAGAAATGGCCGCAATTCCTACATTGGTTGACCATAGCTATAACTATAGCATATATTCCAATGGGTTGCAACCATAATTTCGTGACATATCAAAACTGCGGAGAATCAAACGTAACAGCCTCGAAAACAAGCGAGGCAAAAGTGTCAAACCAGCTCCGAAACGGCTCGCACGGGCGCTCGCAGGCACCCCAACGGCCAAACGTACGATACTCCACGCGGATTGCGGGGGGACGGCGGCGCTAGGACCTGTGGGGAGCCTTGCATGGGAGGGGGAGGGTATGGCCCCCGGTTACCATTGGCGGCTGATTGGGATGGTGTTTTGTGGTTGTTTTTTTGTGTTTTGGTGGCCTGTGGTGTTGGCGATTATTTTGTTGCTTTTTCTTTGGTTGCAGATTCTGTGTGTGAGTTGTGTGTTGTCATAGCTGGTTGGTGATCCGCCTCGGCTGTATGGGATGATCTCATCGAGTTCGCAGCTGAGTGGGTGTGGTGTTTTGAGTGTGAGGTCTATGGGTTTGCCGCACAGCGGGCAGATCGGTATTGGTCCTTCGGCTGCGATGTGTCTGGCCTTGCATTTGCGGCGGGCTGCTCCATTTTGGTATCGGCCTGAGCCTGCCTTGTTGCTCATGTTCCCATCCTGTGTGTTTGGTGGCTTGGGCGAGATTCGAATTCGCGATCCAGTGGCAGTGTTTACTGGATGTCACGCTATCCCAGCGTGACCGGTTAGTCCTCTACCGTACGCAAGCCGTGGCGGGCTGACTGGCACCGGCGCTTTGGACGCTGCCGGCGGAGTACTCTCAGCCCATGAGATACGGAGGATATGAGTAAAGCCCCTGAGATGTATGTCCCAGAGGCTTTCGCACTTATCCTGATACGGAGTATACCACGGGGTGGATTCACCCTACTCCTGTCTGTGTTTTGTTTTTTCAGGCGGCTTGGATGGTGAGGCGTCCGCCGAGGGCGTGGATTACCTTGGCGATGGTCTGGAAGCTGGGGTTTCCGTCCTTGCTGAGGCTTTTGTAGAGGCTTTCGCGCCCCACGCCCGCGTCCTTGGCGATCTGGGTCATGCCTCGAGCCTTGGCGACGTTGCCGAGTGCGGCCTGCATGAGTGCGGGGTCGTCGTATTCGGCTATGGCGTTGAGGTAGGCGATGATGTCCTGTTCGTTTTCGAGGTATTCGCTGGTGTCGTAGTCGGTGATTTCGGTGCTCATTGCTGCTCCTTGTAGTCGTCGAGTATGGCGTGGGCTTGTTTGATGTCGGTCTGCTGGGTGCTTTTGTCGCCGCCTGCGAGCAGCAGCATGAGCACGTTGCCGCGCGTGGTGAAGTAGACGCGGTATCCGGCTCCGATGTGGAACCGCATCTCGCTGACCGGGCCTCCCACGGGTTTGATGTCGCCGAACGGCCTGCCGGCGAGCTTGCAGGCGTCGAGCCGGGCTTGGATGGCGGCTTTCGCCTCGCGGTTCCTGAGTTTCTTGAACCACTTGCGGTATTCGGCGGTTTGCTTGATTTCCATACCCTTATTGTATCTCACAGGCTACACTATGTCAAGCCGGGCGGCCGCTGGAACCCATCGCCAACGCCAGAATCTCCCGTATGTTGAACTCCCAGTAGCCGTCATCGACCGGCTTGCTGCTGGGCAGCTTGCCGCGGTTGAGCCAGTTGCTGATCTGCTTGCGGCTGACCTCGTATCCGTAGTTGTCCTTGAGCCACTGGCTCATGCCCGCAGGGGTCTTGGTCAGGTGGATGGTTTCGGCCTTGTCTCGGCTCTGCTCGCGCAGCTCGACCACGTTGATGGGGTTGCCGCATTTGCAGAGTCTCAGCGTCTCGCCCTTCGCGGCCGTCACCTCGCGTCCGCATTCGGGGCAGACGCCGATGATGCGACGTGTGCGTGGCTGACGGTCAACGAGTGGTTCGATGCGTTGGGTCATTTTGATGAGCTGGCGGAGGAATCGTCCCGCGTTGTGTGCCTGGCATAGCCATGCGAGGTGGGTTTGCATGCGGGGGATGAGGCGTTGCCATTTGTCGCTCCACACGGCTCCGGCGTCGCACCATGCGTCCTGCAACAATGATTCGGCTTCGTCCAGCAGGTCGATGGCGTGCACGTTGACTGGCGCGGGTGCCTCGCCGCCTGATGGCTTGCCCCCGTCGCCGGGTTCGCCGAGCTTGTACTCATGCCGTGCGACGCGCTGCAACAGTTGCATGTTGCGGCGCAGCTGGTGGAGTGTTTTCGCGTACCGGCGGCGGCAGTTCCGGCAGAGCGTCCACGGTGCCTCGACCTGCTGGTTGCCGCAGTATTGGCATGGTTCGGTTTGGATGAACATTGTTTGAAACCCTCCACGTTCCGGCTATCATGGTGCTTGGTGAGCGTGCCCTCCATCTTTTCGGTGGAGGGTTTCGTTTTTTTACGCTGAATTCAGTGTTTTTACGCTGAATTCAGAGTAATGGTTCGATGAATTCTGGCGTGAAATCATCCTTGTGGGGTGCGGGCGTTTCAGGATGGGCGATGATGTACAGCACCTCATCCAATGGCACGCCGAGCAGTTTCGCCGTGTATTCGGGCGTGGCCGCTTTGCTCCGATGCCATTTGAGTATTTCCTCGCGTTTGAGACTGCTTACGCTCATGACTCCTCCTTGAGCGTGGCGACATATGCGATGGCCTTGCGTTCACGCCTCGCATACTTCTCGCACTTGCGCTTGAGACGTTTGAGGCTCATGGCATACAGGAACTCTCTGAAGTCGCCGTCCTCGCAGATTTTGGCTCGATAATGGCCGCAGGTGCCTTCCGCGCCGATATGCGCGACCAAATGGTCTGTAAGCTGAATCTCGTTCATGCGTTTTCCCCCTTTCTCGAAAGTCTCGATCATTTCCATCAACGCGGCCTGATACGACTCATGCCATTTGGTGCGGTAATGCATTCGGTCAACGCACTTGAACCGATAGCGTTTCTCCTCGGAGCCTTTCACGGTTCCTGTAGCAGCCTTCAGGTGTCTGCCACATTGGGGGCAGTAAAAGCTTTCGCCGTTGAGAATGAAATCGGAGTCCCGCACGTCGCCTTTGCCGACTATCCGGTAGAGGTCATCAAGCCAACTCATCGTCCACCTCCATTTGTTTGTCTAACCATTTGTTAAGCAGGACGCGGGCCGCAACACGTCGGGCTTTGGCACGTCGGGATTGGTATCCGTTCCGACGTCGGACGCATTCGGCGCAGGCCCGCCGCGTCTCATCGAAGAACACGTTGCGCCGCGGGTCCCAACGCTTGATGTCCACCGAGGAACTATCGCCGTGCAACGGTTTACGACACAAGTAGCAGTCACTCATTGTCCGCCTCCTATTTCCTTCTCTCGCGCCATGACCTCCACTTCCACGTCGTCGGCGAGCATCCTCGGCACGCCGGCGAGCGTGCCACACGATTCGGCGGTCGGATACACCGTCTTGCTGACATACACGTCCCACCTGTCGGAACCTTGATGATTGTCGGCCTTGAGGATAATGAGCGGGTCG